TACCCTGCTGCGGAAACGAAACATGGTGCGCCTGAAACATTCTCTTTCCGTCTGCCGCCGTACCATGCGGCGGCACCACGCGATCAAGCCAGCGTTGACGCAGGGGCTTTTATCCAGACTGGGCCAGATGAAGCACTGCAATCACGTCCACTTTTTCCAGAACTATGTGGAGACGGGCTTGCAGCGGAAATTGAAATGCGTGGTCAGAGAACACGCAAGAAAGGAGCGGGCAAGATGGAATACGTCTACGGAACAAGCGTTATCGGCGGCGTAGAACGGGAAAACCTGAAAATCGTGGGTGGCCCCGCGCTGCGGGAGGGCGAATACCTGACCACAGTGCGGGAGTACGACGACAGCAGCATCACAGACCGCTGCCGCATCGACCGGCACTATCACAGCGACACGGACGAGGACGGGACGCGGTACGACTTCTATACCATCAGCGAGCATTACAGGTATGTGGAAAGGACAAAGTTGATGGAAGAAACGAGAAAGGCAACGGAGATCGCCTTTGTGACGCTGGCGGAGAGTGGAAGCATCGACGCTGTGACTGCGGGGGAGCACAAGAGCCTGTTTGAAACGTGGCAGACCGGCGTTGCTTACACGGTTGGGCAGCTACGCAACTGGGGGAACAAGCTGTACAAATGCGTACAGGCGCACACCTCACAGGCGGGATGGGAACCGGACAAGGCGGTGTCGCTTTGGTCGGCGGCATCTGACCCGGCGGAAGAATGGCCGGAATGGAGCAAGCCGGTGGGGGCGCATGACGCTTACGCAAAGGGCGACAAGGTGAGCCACAATGGGAAGCATTGGACATCAACGGCGGATGCCAATGTGTGGGAACCGGGGGTATACGGCTGGACGGAGGCGACGGCGTGAGCAGTCATTTGCAGATCATCGCAGAACTGGAGGCGCTTGTGGAAATGCAGGCGCGTACCGTCCGGGTGCTGGCGACACGCCTTGCGGAGCTGGGCGACACCGTGACCGGGAGAGACGAGATCGCGGAGGCCGACGAGGCATACCGCAGGGCCATCGGCGGGGACGAATGGCCGGAGTGAAAGCAGGAGGACAGGAAAATGTACATCGACGCGGACACCATCATTAAGGCGGCCAGCCTTTTGGGAGCAATCGGAGCGCTGGTCGCCGCCATTGTTTCCGTGTACAAGGTCATTGAGAGCAACAAAAAGCAGAGCGAGTTCATCAACGCCATTCAGGAGGAGCAGACGCTTATCTGCTATGGCCTGCGTGGTGCGTTGCAGGGGCTTGTGGAGCAGGGGTGCAACGGGCCGTGCAAGGATGCGCTGGACAAACTGGATAAGCACCTGAATAAAAGCGCGCACCCGCACATCAAGGAGGACTGACATGGCGGGAAAGCGAACGCAGGCAAAGACGAAAGGCCGGAAGAAGCGCATGGGAACCATGGACTTTATTCTGCTGATCGTCTTTTTGTGTCTGACGGTATTTACGATTGCCATGATCGTGCTGTTTACCGTGTACGGCTCTGTGCCGGATACGCTGATCACCTGTGTGTTTGCCACGCTGGGCGGCGAGTGCGGCATCCTCGGCTGGATAAAGACCACCAAGGAGAAGAAGCAGGACAGGCGGTGGCAGCTTGCGGACATGAGACGGGAAAAGGAGGAGGCGGAACGGATTGCACAGCAGACAGAGGAACCGTGAGGAGGGATAGATCATGCTGGCAGGAAAAAATAACGAGGAGAAAATCTGGAATTATCTGAAAGGCGCGGGGCTGAACGACTTCGGCACCGCCGGTCTGATGGGAAACCTGTATGCGGAGAGCGGCCTTATCCCGAACAACGTGGAGAACCTATACGAAAAGAGGCTTGGCGTGACCGACGCAAGCTATACGGCGGCGGTGGACAGCGGCAAGTATCAGTTCTTCTCAACGGATAAGGCAGGCTACGGCCTCGCCCAGTGGACGTACTGCTCCCGCAAGGCAGAGCTGCTGGACTATGCCCAGTGCTGCCGAAGGAGCATCGGCGATCTGGAAATGCAGCTTGATTTCCTGATGAAAGAGCTGCGGGAGGACTATAAGGCGGTGCTGGCCGTGCTGAAAACGGCGGGAAGCGTCCGGGCAGCATCGGACACGGTGCTGCTGAAATTTGAGCGCCCGGCAGATCGGAGCGAGGCGGCGCAGGCAAGACGGGCTGCGTTCGGCCAGCGGTATTATGACAAGTATGCGGCAGGGAGCGCCGCAGGAAGCGGAGGAAAGCCTATGACGGAACAGGAACAGCGGCAGAAAATCGTGAGCATCGCCCAGAGCTACATCGGATGCAAAGAGAGCGACGGGAGCCACAGGAAGATCATCGACCTGTACAACAGTCACAGGCCGCTGGCCCGTGGCTACGCCGTGAAGTACACGGACGCATGGTGCAGCACGTTCGCAAGCGCCGTCGCTATCGCAGCGGGAATGACCGACATCATCCCGACGGAGTGCGGCTGCGGAAAGCACATCGAGCTGTTCAAGAAGCTGGGGAGCTGGCAGGAGGGCGACGCTTATGTGCCGAAGCCCGGCGACTATATTTTCTACGACTGGCAGGACAGCGGCGTGGGAGACTGCACCGGCAGCGCCGATCATGTGGGCATCGTGGAAAAGGTCAGCGGGACAAGCATCACCGTCATTGAGGGCAACTACTCCGACAGCGTGAAGCGCCGCACCATTTCTGTGAACGGACGGTACATTCGCGGCTACGGCGTACCGAAGTACGGCGGAAAGGAGGCGACCGGCGGCGGGACTGCGGCGGACGCTGCACCGGCCAAGGGCGGCGGGTGCAAGGTGGGCGACATCGTGACATTCACCGGCGAGAGGCACTACACCAGCGCAAACAGCACCGTGGGCAAACCGTGCAAGCCGGGCAAGGCCAAGGTGACGCAGGTGTACCAGCCGCTTGTGAGCAGGCATCCGTATCACCTTGTCGCCGTGAGCGGCGGCGGAAGCACCGTGTACGGCTGGGTGGACGCGGCGGACATCAAGACCGAAGCGGCGGCGCTGGCCGTGGGCGATCAGGTGACGATGGACAAGGCCGCCACAGTCTACGGCACCACGCGCAAATTCTCCTCGTGGGTGTACAGCGCAAAGCTGTATGTCCGGGCAATCAGCGGCGACCGCATTTCAGTTTCCACGCTGAAAAGCGGCGCAATCACAGGAAACGTGGACAAGAAATATCTGACGAAAGTGTAAGGAGGTACACACCATGACACAGATCATTCCCGACATCATCAACATTGTCATTGAGGCCATTTTTGCCGTCCTCGGCCTGTTCTTCACCGGCGTGGCCGTTCCGTGGCTGATCAAGACCGGCATCCCTTGGCTGAAAGACAAGCGCCTGTACGGCATTGTCACCGTTCTGGTCAAGGCGGCGGAGAAGCAGCGCGAGGCCGGTGCGCTGCCCATCCCGAAGTACGATTATGTGGTGCAGATGCTTGAAGCAAAGGGAATTAAGGTCACGGCGGAGGTAAAGGCCATGATCGAGGCGGCGGTTAAGGAACTGGACATCGCGGTTGACAGCACTATCGGTACGCTGGGAGGCATCTTTGTGGAGGACAACCACGGAAAGACGGATGGGGAAAAGGAACTGAATAACTGAAATTACCCCCGGCTGCTATACTCATAGATATAGCAGCCGGGGGATTTTTTGTGCGCATACGCCGAAAAAATGCTGTTGCACAATGCTGGTTTTGTGGGTATCATAATAAGACAAAAAGCGACAGAGCGGAACAGGAACGCCGACACCGCCCTGCGCGGGTGAGCGAGAGAGGAGGCTTTACGGTGCAGACCGGAGGACGAACATTTAAGCATCTGACCAAGAACGACAGGCTGCGCATTGAGAAGTGGCAGCGCAGGGGCTTGAAGCCGCCACAGATCGCGGAGAAGCTGCGCGTCCACGTTTCCACCATCTACCGGGAGTTGAAGCGCGGGGAGTATGAGCGGCTGGACGGGGAGACGTGGGAAATGGTGACGGCGTACAGCCCGGACATTGCGGAGGCGCGATACCAAAGCAATCTGCGGGAGAAAGGGCCGGACTTGAAGATCGGAAAAGATCACGAGCTGGCAAACTACATTGAGACAACAATCACGGAGCGGGAGTGCAGCCCTGCCGCTGTCCTTGGATATGCAATGCTGGAGGGGCGGACATTCGAGACCTCTGTTTCCGTGACGACGATCTACAGCTACATCAAAAAGGGTCTCTTTCTCCACATCACACAGGTGGATTTGCCGCGCCGGGGCAAGGTGAAGCAGAAATACAAAAAGGTCAAGACCAAGAAAGATCAGGCGCGGGCCTCTGCGGGTGAGAGCATTGAGCAACGCCCGCCGGAGGTGGAGAGCCGCGAGGAGTTCGGGCATTGGGAGGGCGACACCGTGTACAGCGGAAAGGGCAAGTGCAAGACCACCAGCGCCCTGCTGACCCTGAATGAGCGCAAGACGCGAAAAGACATCATTATAGGAATACCGAACAGAAAGGCGGAAACCGTGGTCAAGGCGCTGGATGCGCTGGAGCGGAAATGCGGTGCCAGACGGTTCAGGGCAATCTTCAAAAGCATCACCTTTGACAACGGCTCGGAATTTTCGGCGGCGGAGGTGCTGGAGCGGAGCGCCGTCAATAAGACCATCCCGCGCACCAAGGTATACTACTGCCATCCGTATTCCTCGTGGGAACGAGGGAGCAACGAGAACGCCAACAGCATGATCAGGCGGCGGCATCCGAAAGGCACAGATTTCTCCAAGGTCAGCGCGGCGGA